TTTCTTCCACCGTATACGCAAGTCTTCGCTCTACAATGTACAAAACAGCATCCAGTTCCACTATCCCGATGTTGTACTCATCCATCGGCAAAACTACCGTAAATTTTCCCACATCGTTATAGTAGTCGCTGAATTCGCTGCTGATCGCGTGCGTGATTTCGTGTCGGTTACTAAGGTCAGGGGAGAACAGCTCTAATCTCATATTACCGTTACACCCGCACTTTCTTCCGCAAACGAAACACTCATCTCAACGTTTTCAAGCCCACTGTCCGCAGTAGGCTTCCACGCATTATCGCCCGTATGAATTCTGTACAGTGTACTTTCAAGCGTAAGTGCACCCCGGCAGTCACCGTCCTTAGAGCTTGTGACCGTTGTTTTCCCGTGCGATGTCTTGATAACGACACGCTCATCTTCCACAAGCGTTTTTTCCAGCCGCAGCACTTCACCTGTCAGCATGTTTTCAATGCCTACGTTTGTTGCCGTCTCGCCAACGCAATTGATTTCCAGAATAAACGGAACATCAAACTGCCCGAAATTCTGCAAAACAATGTATTTCAGCACAATGACTTTGCCGAAATAATACGTTTTGCTGATATTCCATGGGAATTTAAAACCTTTTTGCACGCCGCGCAGCTGCATTGCCTTTCGTTCGCCGCTTTCCCAATACGGGTAGGGGGCAAGTAGACCAAGCTGAAACGGTGCACCGTGTTTTGATGCGCCAATGGTAGGCGATGCCGTTACAATAACATCTATGTGCCAGTCTCCGGCATATAACACCCCAGTCAGGTCAGGCCGTACAACGGTCATAAGCGCGTCTTTCAGCGCTTGCGCGTCATTGCCTATAACTCTGCCATTGATGGTAATAGGACGCGTCTGAATGGCCTTGGATTGCACCGTAGCGCCTACTTGACCGATGCCCTGCGCCGTGTTGGCAGTGACCGAAATTGTATCAATGCCATCCGGCTTGCTTATAAGATAACCATGCTCATAGTCAAACACGATAGACTGCCCCAGCGAGTTGACGTATTTAAAAGTCTTGCTTAAAAAACTCATATCGCCCACCTCGCCCGCTGAAAATACGCTGCTGTACTTGCTGCCAGTTCAACCGGCGTCTGCTTTGCCGCGTAAATATTTTGCGTCAGGTTAAAGCCGTTGCTGCTGCCCTTACCGCGTCTGTAGTTGTCCGCTTCATCGGCTGTCAGCACCATCTCACCGCGATGCAGATTTGCAACGTAGTTGTTATAGGGGACATAATCCATGCCGCCTGCATGGCTGCCATTAACGCCCGTGTTGTTTTTTACATCACTTGCATTGATGACAAAAATGCTCTTGATGCCATCCCACAAGCCCTGCACGAAGCTGACAAGACCGCCCCAAACAGCCGCAATGCCACCCTTGATGCCCTCTACAACGTTTTGACCGACCGTTGAGAAAAAGTCAAACGCACCTTCAAAGATGCCCTGAATCGACTCCCACGCGCCCTGAAAGTCACCAGACAACACAGCGTCAATCGTAGAGAACACGCCGGTAATCAAATTAAACACAGTCTGGAAAAAGCTTACCGCAACATTCCAGATGCTTTGAATGATGATCCACGCGCCCTGGAAGAATCCGCTGATAATCGGTGCAAACGGCGCAAAGATAACCACAATTGCCTGGAAGATAGCCTGAAAGAATGCACTTGCCCATGCCCATACAGTCTGTACAAGGCTCCATGCAGCGCTGAACGCTTCACCGATGCTCTGTATGACCGGGGTCAAATCTGTAATGACCTGCGTAACAACCTGCCCGATAACCTGCATAGCCGCTTCAACATAAGGCTGTACAAATGCCACGACTTCCTGAATCTTGGCAGAAATCGCATCCAATGCTGCATTAACGCCGTTTCTGAAATTTTCATTTGTAGCGTATAGCGTAGCAAATCCTGCAACCAGCGCCGCGATAGCGGCAACTACAATAGCAATAGGGCCGCCAATAGAAGCGATAAGCCCGCCTGCCTTGCTGATTGCCACAGCCATTTCGCCAAAGTCTTTTAACTTGTCGGCAATTTTAATCATGCCATAAAGCCCGGTTGCCGCGCTTACAATGGCAGCAATAGCGGGGGCAATCTTTGCCAGCGTGTCAAGCATGTTTTTGCCTTTTTCGATAAGGTCGTCAATGTTGACATTCTGTACAATTTCCGTAACCTTATCAACGGCTTTTGTCAGCGGTTCCTGGAATTTTTTGTATACCGCAATACCCACTTCTTCAGCCGCAGAGCTTAATTCTTTTAAAGCGCCTGCAAGGTTGTCGTTATTGATTTTTGCCGCATCCGCTGCCGTGCCGTTGGCATTGCGTAGTTCTTCTTCATATTGGGCAACTTTGTCAACGCCTTCATTCAAAATCAGGTTGACGCCCTTCAAAGAATCAGCCGTAAATACAGAGCTTAACGCCGTAGCACGCTGTGCATCGCCCATGCCGTCTGTAGCAGTGGCAACTTCAGTCAAAATATCCGTCATGTCGCGGAAATTGCCGTTTGAATCCTGCACCGCAATGCTGGTGTTGCCAATCGTGATTGCGCCGTTTTTCATTTTGGCGGTCAGGTCGCGCATCATAGCGGCCAGCTGCGTGCCTGCAAGGCTGCCCTTCGTGCCCTGGTTCGCCATAGCTTCCAGCAGCGCGGTGGTGGTTTCAAAGTCCTGCCCGGACGCATTCATGTTCGCCGCGCAGTTTTGAAACGCCTGCCCCAATTGGTCAACTGTCGTGTTTGCGTTATTCTGTGCATAAGCCAGAACGTCTGCAAAATATGCAGATTGGTCAGCTTCAATGCCAAACGCCGACATGTAATCCGTTACCATGTCAGATGCCTGCGCCAAATCCATGCTGGCCGCAGCCGCAAGGTTCAGCACGCCGGGCAGCGCAGAGGTTGCTTGCTCTACATCCCACCCGGCCAAAGCCATATATTTCAGCGCGTCAGCAGATTCGCTTGCGCTGTACTGCGTGGTTTTGCCGTATTCGCGGGCAGTATCTTCCAGCTTCTTGTATTCGTCTGACATCTTGTCAGTAATACCAAAAATAGCCTGCGTTTGCGACATGGCAGATTCAAAGCCAGAGCCTACTTTTATTGCAAAACCAGCGGCAGCAGTACCGGCGCCCGCCAGCGCTGTGCCGATCTTCATAACTGTACCGGCAACTTTTTCAAAGCCTTTTGCATAAGACCCGCTGACAAACGCTTGCGATTCGGCCTTTGTTCTTTTCAGCGCCTTTTCATATTCGCTGGAATCCAGCGTGATTTTTGCAAAAAGGTCAAATACGTCCACTTACTCGCTCACCTACTGCCGTTCTTTTGTTTTTAATCCATGCCGCGCCGCAAAATCTTTGAAATCCGCCTGCACCTGTTCTGGTGTCCGCGTATCCACTTTGGGCGGGTGGATAATGTCAATATATCTCGCTGGCCTGTCCGTTACGCCTGTCACAGCTACAACAAGGCTCCACGCACTGTCTGTCATGTATACCTTGTACATCTGTTCTTCAAAATCAGCTTTCAAAGCGTAAGGCAGCGCCGACACAAGCGCCTTTGCGCTCAGTTTCGGCATTTTCAGCAGTACAGGGATTACTTGTTCTGCCCGCCACCGAGATACGATTTGAAAAAATCAGCAAAGCCCTTATCGTTCACCAGGACGTAAACTTGCTTGCAGGTGATAAGGAAATTCTGTTCGCCGATTTCTTCTACCGTCAGGCCGTTGAACGGTGCAAGAATTGCGTATACATCCTCGCGGTGCTGCTTTAACGCAATGTTCAGCAGCTTAACGATTTTCGCAAGGCCGAAACGCTGCATTGCAATGCGGGTCGTTTCGCCCTTCGGCATCGCTTTCTGCATCTCTTTCACAAGCGCTTCATCATCAATCAAGTTTGTGATGGGCTGCGCGATCTGCAATACAACTTCCAGTGCTTCATCGGTGCTAAGTTCAGAAAAAATCCGCATCAGGCTTCATCCTCTCCGGCCTTGATATACACCTCGCACGGCACAGTGTCCTGCGCGGTAATGGAGTAGTGCGCCGTGTATTCGAAGCTCATCTGGCCTTTTTTCTTGTCGCCGGTCTGCAAGCTGAAACCGCCGGTGGACAGCGTATTCAGCATGTGAATGGCACAGAAACCGCCACTCGTAGTGCCGTGCTTGTCCGAATAGTCGCACAGCAGCCACAAATCGGTAAAGTCGCTGTCTTTCAGGTCGTTGCGCGGCGTGATTTTGGAAACCTTGGAAGTGGTCGTAACATCCGCAGCGCCAAGCATGCTCTTGGCATTCTCTGTCGATGCCGAAACATAAGTGCCGCTGCACTTGACTTCCCATGATTCAATCTGCTTCAGCTCTTTCATGTTCTTGGGGCAGTTGTCGATATCCTCGCCGAAGTCGGTAAAGCTCGGCACAGCCGTAAAGTTGATGCCGCCGGTCGTAGCGCCCAGCAGCGCACTTTCTTCCGGCGCCGTACCGGCAGCCGGGTCAAACGTAGTTGCAAGATAACCCGCGTTCAAGACCAGTTCTTTAAACGCAGATTCGGGAATACGAGTAAATTTCATGCTTTCACCTCAATTTAGGCATAAAAATTCGGCGGTAACGTTGATGTACCGCCGTTTTAGGTTTTTGTCTGTGTCATCTGCCAGCGATTGGCAGAACGGGGAGCCGCGTTTTAACCAAATCAAGCCGCCATCTACCGGCAGCGTCACGCCGCCAATGCCCAGTGCGTCCGAAAGCTCAAGCGCCTTTGCATTTGGCACCGCTTCTCTCGTGGTATGGAACCACATGTTGACCGTCAGCGATACCGCCCCGCCGCCCCATGCGTCAAACACGGCATCATAGGTCAAGTAGGGGAGTACAGCGTCATCCGGCACGGCGTTGCTGGCGTATGCGGTCATAAACTGCCCGAAAAACTGCTGTAATGCAGCGCCCTTTGTCATGTCGGCAATCCCTCCCGTAATCGTTCAGCCGTAAAACTTTTTAGGTTTTGCAGCATCGGGGAAGCGCTTGCCGGGGCTCGCTTTTCTTCCGGGCGGCTCGTGACCCGGAAATATGCCCCGGTCGTCACGTCCTTGTACACGCTGCCGTACTCGATGGGCACATCTTTCCGCACAATGCCGGTATACACGCTGGTCACACCCTGCGCTTCGGCCTGCCGTGCTTCAAGGCTGCTGTCAAATGCGACGTAATTTGAAAACTCTGCGCCCTCGCGCCACTCGGTAGAATAGCCGCCCTCGCCGTCAGGCTTTGTCAGTTTGTCCATAATGATGCAGCTGCGCGAAAAATCATCTAAAAGGCTCATAGCTTTCTCCATTTGTTTAGACGGGACGCAAACACGCCCTGCCAGCCCGTCACAGAGCCGCCAGAATTGCCGTTCGCGCTCGATTTGGTGTAACTATATCCCGCAAAGCTCTCACTTTGAAAAGGGCTGTTTGCGGCGTTCTCGTACTGGTCGCGCCAGCTTTTGATTTCTTCGGAAAGCTTTATAAATGCAGGCGGAACACTTAAAGCCCAAATAGCTCCCTCAAATGTTTCGTCCTGCAGATAAACGTTGCCATACTCGTAAACGCCGTCGTTGAAAACGCTGCCAACGATGCGGAAATATTGCCCATAAACAAGAAAAGGCAGCGCAATGCTGCCTTCCTTGACGGTAAAAGTGCCCAGATGTACGCCATTCGGCGCAACAAACCAGTTTCTACACTCTCGCATCAATTCTTCAAGCATTTCGCTGCCTCCTTATTACTTTTTGAACTTTGCCAGCACGACTTTGGCTTCATTGGTCAGCGCCGCAACGTAAAACTCGTCAGCGGTGATCTCGGTGGAGCGGTTACGCGGCTTGCGCTCGGTCTCCACGTTGATATTGCGCTTGCGGTAGATGGTCAGGGCGGGCACATCGTCCTCAGTCTCGCTGTCCTCGTTCAGCTTGACGATGGGGCAAGCGTAATAGGCGGTAGCAGCAGCCTTGACCTTATCGCCGACAATCAAAGCAGCAGCGCAATGCGGCTGGATGGTCGCCAGATGCTTTTTGGTGGAGGTTTCGGCGGTAGTATCAGCGACAATCTCAATGGTGCCGGTGCTGTTGTCCTTCTCATACTCGATAGAAGGAACCTTGCGGGATGCTACAACGCGGGTGTTGGCAATCTTGCCGATTTCGCCGGTGACAGCAACGCCAGCCTGATACTTGTCAGCGCTGATAAAATCAGCATCCTTGCGCAGGGTTGCCATCTGCTTGGGGTTGATGAACATCACCTTGTCGCTGTTGATCTCCTCATTGAACACGTCGATAGCGTCCACAACGCCGCTGTACTTGATAGCGGAAGCAGTGCCGTCATACACCAGCGTGGCGCCCTGCAAGGCTTCCATGCAGTCGTTGTCGATTTTGGCAGCAATAGACAGCGCCAGCTGCGCATTGGCCTCGCCCACGGGGTTGCCGTAGCCGGACAGAACAGCTTCATCGGTCAGGCCAACGCCCTTCATGGCCTTCTTGATCTTGTACTTCTTGTCCTTGGTGCTCATCTTGTTGATGTCAACGTCGACGCCTTCTGCAACGTCCTCTGCGTCGCCAATGTAACCGTAAGACGGCACAGTAATGGTATCGCCGGGCACGCCAGCAAGGGTGTCATCCACCTTTGCAAAAGGCGCCACGCGGATTTTGTCAGGAATCTTTGCCGAAATCATATCGGCCATAACTTCGGGGTTAATCAGGTCTGCCAGTTTTGTAAGGATAGTATCTGCCATGTGTTAATCTCCTTTGTTGTTTGCAAGCTCGGCATACTGTTCCGGGCTTTCTTTATAGAGTTTCAGTCGTTCGGCATAGCCCATCTTTTTAAAGGCTTCTGCCGTGATGGAACCACTACCGCCGTTTCCGGCAGGCGGGTTCGGTGTGTTTGCGCCATGAGTGCTGGTAGTAACGATGTAGTCGCTGTAAGATTCTTTCAGGCTGGTTTCCAGCTTGTCAGAATCCTTGATAGCGCCTTTTTCGTCCAATTCCAGCTTGTCCAGCAGGCCATCGCCTTTGCAAAGTCTGGCAACAGACTGCAAGCGTTTGTCGGCAATGCCGACTTTTTTCAGGGCGGTCTCCAATGCCTTTTCTTTGGCAGCGGTAGTCTTTTCAGCGGCCACGCTGGTTTTGTAATCCTCGAAAGCCTTGTGCTCGGATTCATACTTTGCCTTGTAACCGTCATCGCCCTTTCCTTTCAGGTCGTCCAGTTCCTTTTGGACGACGGGAAGTTTTTCCGCATCGGCTTTATAGCGGTCAACGTCCGCTTTCAAACCGTTTACGGTGTCAGTGTGGGCTTCAATGATAGTGTCCTGCTGCTCTTCGGTCAGCCCCATACCTTTCAGCAGCTTGCGAGTAATAGCCAATGTTTTCGCTCCTTTTCTTCGGTGTCAGTTCTTCGACATTCGCGTTTATATAAAAACAGCGGTTCTTTGCTGTTTTTGCAAAAAGTTTGTAAAAACGTTTCCTTTCTGATAATTTGAAAGTAAACATTTTTGGGTATAAAAAAGTGGCCGTTTCCAAAATGGAAACAACCACTAAAAAGAGCTGGAAAACGTTAATCGTTTTTCAGCTCTGCTTCGATTATTTTTCTGTATTGTTCGCCATGCTCGGCAACGGCAGGCTTTATAAAAGGCTGTGCGCGTTGGCCGTGCGTCAAATGCCAATCGCCTTTTGCATCTTGGTACACCCACGGCGTTTGTCTGCCACCCGGATAGTAAATACCAGTACCGCACTCAACATACACGCCGTATTCGCTGTTTGTGCCCACGTAGGCAGCCCGTTCGCCGTTGTCTGCTACTGTATGAGTAATGCTGTTGCGTAGGTTGCCTGTGTCCACGGGGCACAGCTTTTTAGCGTGCCCCTCTGCCACAAGCCCGCACTTTTCAAGCGCCCGCTGGCAAGCCGCTTCAAGCTCTTTGTAGACTTCAGCGCTGTGGTCTTCAAGTGTGATTTTCATCGTTTTCTAAACGCATCATAATGCTGTATTCATCCATAATCTCGCACACAAGCGTTTTGCCCTCTCGGAGATTTTTAATGTCATCTTCTGTAATGGTTACATCTTCGACCCCAAAAATGCTTACGTGCTTTTCGGCTTCATCGGAAGTGTCATAAACTCTAAAATGTTCGCTTGATGTATCACCTAAAAATCTTTTTAATGGATTCATGACTCTTACCTCCTACTTTTCAAGTGTGATTTTCATCGCTCAATTCTCACTTCAGCGCTGTGGTCTTCGAGTCGAAATTTCATTTCGTTTCCTTCCACGAAATCCATTGCGCATACGTCATTGCAGGAATCAAAATGCTTTTCCCGGTTTTCTCATCGTATGCACGTCTCAGCTCATGACGCGGTTTTGGTTCATCAGGCAGTACGGCAATAGTAGTGCATCGGCAATTATACACGAGATAACCCGGTGCGGAACTGTCTCCAGGATACATAAATTCGTACCCGTCAGTCTTAAACGGCTTGTCAACGTCTACTGTCTGGCCGTCAAGCATTGCATGGGCATGGCGTGTGCGGTTGTCCAGCGTTGCCAGCCATTGCTTTTTCAGCTTTATGCCCATGTCCTGCGCGGCGCGGTAAGTATCTAGTCGTCCCGCGTTTTGCGCTGCCGTGACCGCCGTTCTT